AGAGTTCAAGACACGTTGTGCTAAATCAAAGCCGTCTTTATAGCTATATTTAGCTTCAAAGACAAGTCCTTCGTTGTAGCTCAAATTATTCTTTTCAAGTCCAGACTTATACCCAGCCAAACGTAGTTTGCCATTAATATCATCGATTAGTGGTCCTGATACAAAAGCAACCTTTTCATTATTTTTAGCAAGTTTCGTTACACAATCCTCAACGGCAGCTTTATAGTCGATGTTAACACTTGGTAATTGGTGTTCGAGATCAACTGTTCCTGCTAGAACAATCGGTGTACGGGTACGAGAGAATTCTGCACGGATTTTTTCTGTCAGATGGTGTCCCATAAAAATAATACCATCAACTTGTTTAGCAAATAGAGAATTAATGACTGTAACTTCATGATCGTCATTTTCATCACTGGAAGCAAGAACAATATTATACTTGTACATGGTTGCAATGTCATCAATACCTTTAGCTAGAGTAGCAAAATAGCTATTTGTAATATTTGGAATGACAACTCCTACAGTAGTTGTTTTTTTACTCGCCAAGCCACGCGCAACTGCATTTGGACGGTAATCCAAACGATCAATAACTTCGAGAACTTTTTTTCGGGTGTTTTCTTTTACGTTTTTGTTACCATTTACAACACGAGAAACAGTTGCCATCGATACTCCGGCTTCACGCGCAACATCGTAAATTGTGATTGTTTCATCAGTATTCATAAGAAACACTTCCTTTCTAAACTTAATGCACACTCTTTCATAGTAATTGTAGCAAAATTTGAAAACACTTTCAATTGTTTTGACTGATTGAAATCTTTGATAAAGAGAATCCATTTTGGGCTGATTTCTTTTCAGATAGAAAATAATATGTTAGAGCACTCGTAAGGGTGCTTTTATTATGCTTAGAAAGGGGTAACAATGGAAAACACGATTGATTTTTCAGAGAAAAAGTCTAGTCTGGAGCGTGGTGCTTCCGTGAAAGAAATTTTGGAGGAAAATCTTGAGGCTAGTCATGACTACACTTCGGTATTGGTAGTTTCTTTGGATAAAGATGGTGAGATAAATCTTGGCTATAGCTGGGATAGTAGTTTGCAGGCATTGGGAATGCTAGATGTTGCTAAAAACTATATTTTGAACGTAATCAATTAAATTATCCCAGCGATAGGGTTATCATGCGGTACGATTGAAAGGAGCAGTGGATGGCTAGAAAGAAACTTGGCAATCAGAATCCTACTCAATCGGTAATTTTAAAGTACGTCAAGAAAAATTCTAAGGCAAAAGAAGCGATTGAGCTTTATGAAAGAACTGGGTTATCTTGTTACTCTTGGCAGATAAACCTATTGACCCCTATGATGGCCGTTGACAAAGATGGCCTATGGGTTCATCAGAAGTTTGGCTACTCTATCCCACGGCGTAATGGTAAGACTGAAGTTGTTTATATCTTTGAAATCTGGGGTCTGCATGAAGGGATGAATATTCTGCATACGGCTCATAGAATTTCAACCTCCCACTCCTCTTTTGAAAAGGTCAAGCGATACCTTGAAAAGATGGGGTATGTGGATGGAGAGGATTTTAACTCTATCAGAGCTAAGGGACAAGAGCGAATTGAACTTTATTCAACAGGTGGTGTAATCCAATTTCGTACTAGGACATCAAATGGTGGTCTTGGTGAAGGATTTGACATGATGATTATCGATGAGGCTCAAGAGTATACGACCGAGCAAGAATCTGCTTTGAAATATACGGTAACGGATAGTAGCAATCCAATCACAATCATGTGTGGGACACCACCTACACCTGTTTCAAATGGGACGGTATTCACAAATTACCGCAAGACTTGCCTGTTTGGGAAAGGGAAATACTCAGGTTGGGCAGAATGGTCAGTTTCTGAGGAAAAAGAAATCGATGATGTCGATGCCTGGTATAATTCCAATCCCTCAATGGGCTACCATTTGAATGAGCGGAAGATAGAAGCCGAGCTTGGTGATGACAAGCTAGACCATAATGTTCAGCGTTTGGGTTATTGGCCTGAATACAATCAGAAATCTGCCATTTCGGAAACGGAATGGAATGAGTTGTGTGTGGACTCTATGCCTGATTTATCAGGTAAGTTGTTTGTTGGAGTCAAATATGGTCAAGATGGCGCAAACGTGGCATTAAGTATTGCTGTTCGTACGGTAGATGAGCGGATTTTTGTTGAGACAATTGACTGTCAGTCAGTCCGTAATGGAAATGACTGGATCTTGGATTTTGTCAAGCGTGCTGATGTGGCTACTATCGTAGTCGATGGGGCAAGTGGTCAGAAAATCCTTGATGAAGAGTTGAAGAAGGAACGTATGAAGAGCGTGATATTGCCCACGGTTAAGGAAATCATCGTGGCTAACTCTATGTGGGAACAAGGGATTTATCAAAAGACCTTGTGCCATGCTGGTCAACCGTCTTTGAAGAAAATCACAACCAACTGTGAGAAGCGGAACATCGGTTCAAACGGTGGGTTTGGCTATCGCTCGCATTTTGCGGATATGGATATTTCTTTGATGGATAGCGCCTTGCTTGCGCATTGGGCTTGTGTGACAACTAAGCCTAAGAAAAAGCAAAAAATCAGTTATTAAGAGGAGCGGTTGAGAGACTGCTTTTTTTGATGCCTAAAAATTACCGAACTGCCGGGAAAGCAGGAGAAAGGAGACATGAAGATGTCTGAATTTAAAACGATTGAAACACAGGAAGAGCTAGATAACATCGTGAAGGAACGTATCAGACGTGAGCGTGAGAAATTCGCTGATTATGATGCTCTCAAGAAACGTGTTTCAGAGCTTGAAACGGAAAACAGTGCTTTGAAATCTACTGTTGAAGATGATAAGCAAACCAGAGCAGGATTAGACGCTCAAATTACTGAATTGCAGGGGCAAGTGAGCAATTATGAAACTGCTAGCTTGCGAACTCGTATCGCTTTACAAAATGGCTTGCCTTATGACTTGGCTGACCGTCTTCAAGGTGCTGACGAAGAGGCATTGAGGGCTGACGCTGAGCGTCTAGCTAGCTTTATGCGTCCAGCAACACCTCCAGCGCCACTAAGAGATACTGAGCCCCCTATCGGTGATGACAAAACTATGCAAATGAAGCAAATGCTTCGAGATTTACAACCAAAAGGAGAATAGAAAATTATGGCAGATAATGCAACGAAAGCTGGAACACTTTTTAAACCAGAATTAGTAAAAGAATTGATTAGCAAAGTGCAAGGACGTTCTGTTCTTGCAAAACTCTCATCTCAGACACCAATTCCATTTAACGGTGTGGAGCAATTTATCTTCAATCTTGAAGGAAATGCTCAAATTGTTGGCGAAGGTGAACAAAAGCAAGCTGGTAAAGCTAAAATCACTTCCAAAGTAATCAAACCGCTTAAATTCGTTTATCAAGCTCGTATCACAGATGAGTTTAAATATGCTTCGGAAGAAAAACAAATGAGCTTCTTGTCAGCATATATGGACGGATTCGCTAAGAAGATTGCAGAAGCCTTTGACCTTGCTGCTCTTCACGGTTTGGAACCAAAAACAATGACAGATGCTTCTTTCCGTGCGACCAACTCATTTGACGGATTGATTACTGGGAATATTGTAAATTATGATGAAGCGCATATTGATGACAACATTGATACTGCAGTTCAAACAATTGTAGCAAAAGGTGGGGAAGTGACAGGTATCGCCTTGTCACCAACGGCAGGTCAAAACTTGGCTAAAATTAAGGTTAACGGTGTTGTTCAATATCCTGAGTTCCGCTTTGGTCAAAATCCTGATTCATTCTACGGCATGAAATCAGATATCAACAAGAATCTTACTGTCACTGGTGGTACTGCTGAAACAGACCATGCTATTGTAGGGGATTTCCAAAACCGCTTCAAATGGGGTTATGCTGAAAATATCCCGATGGAAATCATCGAATTTGGTGATCCAGATGGTGCAGGTCGTGACCTTAAAGCCTACAATGAAATCTGCTTACGTGCAGAAGCATTTATCGGTTGGGGCATCCTTGATGAAGAAGCCTTTGCCCGTGTGAAAGCGTAAGTTTTATGGCTTTATACCGTGATACGAAAACGGGCGTGATTATCTCCGCTGAAAGTGTTCTTGGCGGAGATTGGGTGCCTGTGGAAGATACGGCACCAAGCGGAGGAGATATGACTGTAGCGGAATTGAAGTCTAGTTTGGACGAATTAGGCGTTGATTACGATAAGGGTCTAAAAAAATCCGATTTGATAGCCTTATACGAGGAAAACAAGGGTTAAGCTATGGGAAATTTTGCAAAGATTGAAGACTTGGAATTGTTGTGGCGCTCGTTGAAATTTGATGAGCATGCAAGGGCTGAGGCTCTGTTGGAAGTTGTATCTAATTCTTTGCGAGTTGAAGCCGAAAAAGTCGGTAAAGACCTTGACGATATGGTGGCAGAAAGCGTGTCATTCGCTAGTGTTGCCAAGTCTGTCACGGTCGATATCGTGGCACGAACCCTCATGACCTCAACAGACCATGAACCAATGACTCAGGTATCTGAAAGTGCTTTGGGTTATTCGTTTAGTGGCTCTTACCTTGTGCCTGGAGGCGGTCTTTTTATTAAAGATACCGAACTCAAAAGGCTTGGTTTGAAGAAAAAACAACGATATGGAGCGATTGAAATTTATGACCTACCTAAAAGGAATCCCTGTCATTTTAGTGGACAAGGTAGAAATTGGTAACGACGATTTCGGTCATCCAATCCATCGTGATGTTGAGATTGAGGTTCAAAATGTATTGGTTGTCCCAACTTCATCAGAGGACGTCATCAATCAAATGAACTTGACTGGGAAAAAGGCGGAATATACACTTGGTATTCCTAAAGTGGACACTAACAAGTGGGAAAACCGTGAGGTCAAGTTTTTTGGTCGCAAATGGCGGACAATTGGCATCCCTCAAGAGGGGATTGAGTCAATGATTCCATTATCTTGGAATAGAAAGGTCATGGTTGAAGTTTATGAGTGATATGAAATTTCAAATGAACTCGGCTGGCGTGTCTGCCTTGCTACGTTCTTCCGAAATGCAGGGCATTTTGAGGGAGAAAGGGCAAGGGATTGCAAACCGAGCTGGAGAGGGGTTTGAATTGACCGTATCGCCAGGGCAGAAGCGTGCCAATGCGAAGATTAGTACAACTGATATCAAGAGCATGGCCAGAAATAAAAAACATAATATTTTACTGAAGGCTATGAGATGATCGAATTAGTTATAAAGAAATTTTTGGACGGACAGTTAGATGTTCCGTCTTTTTTTGAGCATAAACCGAATATGCCTGAAAGTTATGTCATTTTAGAAAAGACTGGAAGCGGTGGAAGCGACTACGTTCATTCCGCTACATTCGCTTTTCAAAGTTATGCACCATCACTTCAAAAGGCTGCTGAGTTAAATGAGAAAGTCAAGAAAGTAGTTGAGGATCTCATCACGGTTAATGAAGTCAGCGGTGTGCATCACAATAGTGACTACAACTTTACAGATACGGAAACGAAGCAATATCGCTATCAAGCGGTATATGACATCAATTATTTTTAAAAAGGAGGTGTGGTTTTGGCGCCAGAATTAGAAGCGACAGAAGTGAGAGCACCAAATGCAGAATCAACAGGAGGAAAGAATATGACGACTGCATCAGCATCAAATGTAACGGCTGCTAAGCCGAAAATTGGAGGAGCAGTATCTACTGCACCAGCTGGAACAAACCTACCACTAAATGCCAAAACAGTATTGGATGCTGCATTTAAAACGCTAGGTTACATTTCAGAAGATGGATTGACCAATGAGAACTCACCAGAGTCAGAAGAAGTCAAGGCTTGGGGCGGACAAACAGTCTTGTCCTCTCAAACTGAAAAAAAAGACACCTTCAAATACAAATTGATTGAAGGTCTGAACATTGAAGTCTTGAAAGAAGTATATGGACCAGATAACGTTTCCGGAACCCTTGAAACAGGTATCACTGTAAAAGCTAATGGTAAAGAATTGCCAGAACATAGCTTGGTTATTGATACATTGTTGAAAAATGGTTATGTAAAACGTGTTGTTATCCCTCGTGGGAAGGTTAGCGAAATTGGCGAAATCAGCTATAAAGACGGCGAACCTATCGGCTATGAATTGACGATCACTGCATTGCCAGATAACAGTGAGAACACTCACTACGAATACATCCAAGGAGCGTAAAGTAAATGAGTAAAACATTCAAAGGGGAAACGAAGTCAGGTTTTAAATTCGAAATTTCTGAGCGTCGTTTAAATAACTATGAATTGTTGGAATTGATTGGTGAAGTTGACGAAGGACAAGGCCAAGTCTTTCCTAAAGTTGTAAAACTTTTATTCGGAGATGAGCAAGCCAAGGCTTTTAAAGACCATCTAAGAGAAGAAGATGGCATCGTGCCAAATGATAAAATGGCAGATGAAATCAAGAGTGTTTTTGAATCCGTTAACGGCTTAAAAAAATCCTAGTCCTTGCTCAGATGATTAATTTGGACGAAGATGCCCTTGTCTGTGATTTAGCGGAAACCTATCAAATATACGACTACAAACAGCTGCCTTTAAATCAGGTGGCTGTTTTTGCGTATGGGTTGCGTGATGATTCACGGATAAAGCAGATCATGTCTGACCAAATTGTCTCTCTCGAAATTACTTTACTCGCAAATATCGTAGACAGACTTTCGATTTCTTTGTGGTTGCAAACAAAAGATGGTCAAAAGGGTGTTAATCGCCCGACATCAATTGCTGAATTGCTTACAAAAAATCACAAAGAAGAGAGTGACGAAAGGGATTATCTCGTCTTTGAATCTGGTGAGGACTTTGAAAACTATCGCAAGGCTTTACTTGCGAAAACAGGAGGTGAGGAATAGTGGCGACCGAATTAGGAAAAGCCTATGTACAAATCATTCCATCCGCTAAAGGCATTAGTGGTATGATTCAAAAGGAAATGGGTGGTGAAGTTGCCTCAGCTGGCGTTAGCGCAGGCGAATCCCTCGGATCTAAAATGATGGGCGCTGTTTCAGGAGTTATTGCTGCTGCAGGAATTGGTCAGGCAATCGGAGCATCCATAACTGAAGGGGCAGCACTTCAACAATCTATTGGCGGTATTGAGAACCTTTTTTAAATTCTCCCCGAAGGAGAGAATGATGGCGGGTAACCCGTTTATTAATTCAATCGCCAAGCAAA